AGGAACGAAAGGAGGCGGCTTTGCTTTACGTTCATGCTTGCATAAAGTTGCTTAGGTCATCATTAAGAGCATCGTCTAATGATTCTGCAACATCCCCATCGATGACTGTACCTTGCATACGCAAGGCCTTATCATACTCAGACATAACCTGCTTGTTTTCATTTGTTTCATACTCAGCAAAGTACTGAAGCAAGCTTTGGTCTTCTTCACTAAAGTCCAGTGGGCCTTTACCGACTTCAAAGTCAGCAACATAGTAAACAAGTCCACCATTCTTTTGTTTAGTTAGAGAAGCATTCAATGAGTAAAATATGAAAGGCTTCTTCTGAGCAGACAATGCATCAAGAGGCTTGGAAATAGGCATGAAGTTAGAACCACGTGCGCGCCACAAGGCTGGCACATCTTTAACTTCAACGCTATTACCATTAGCATCTACAGCATCATTGAACGTAACTTTTCCAAACAACAGGCGGAAGCATTTGATATTTTTTTGCTTCAATGCCTCCTCTGCGCTCAGAGTATCACGCTGGCTCGATGGAACTGAACCACAGCGGAAAGTACCAAGTGTGTCAGGTATTTCAGTCTGTGGGTACAGATTTTGAGCCATAACTGATTTGGAAACCATTTCATTGTTTTCCGCATCATAATGTGTGTACTGGTAACGCTGCATAAATACTTGAAAAGACATTGTTTTACCATAAACAGCGCCTTCAAGCGTATTCATATAAAACGAACCAGCAGGAATCGAACGACCACTGTCGTCTTCATGGTCACGATTAATTTTCAAAAGATTCAAAGACTTTGAACCATTTGAAGGTTGGTCTTGCCCAATTAGTTGGGCGATTTGTTCAAACGATGTAGTGTTTGTAACGGTAGGTAATGTTGTCATTTACCCCTCCTTCTTCTATACCCCTTTATACCACAAAGAGCTTCCTTAGTCAAGCACGGAGCTATCCGTTGAATAACATTGAATTAATATTTGGTAATATTTATTTTGATTTTCATGATTCTGCATTTCTTCATGTGATAAAAACTGACATTGTTCTTGTGATAATGTTTCTCTTAAAATGGCTTGGTTACTAATAAATTCCCACTCAACGCCTGTGTGTCCCCACATACTTATTACAAGAGCAAATTCTTTCATTACACAATCCTTAAATATTAAGTTCTTTCATGTCCAACCAGTTAGTTCCTATTTCAACATCAACAGCTAAAGGAACATCCCATTTTACATTATATAAGTCTTCAAAAGTTTTATCTACATTGACCATAGCATCATGTGTAATACGTGCTACAAGCTCTTCTTCACCTGGATATACGTCAAGCACTATTGAGTCATGAACTGTATTGATAACAATAGATTTGCATTTGTTATCTCTAAGTGCATCGTATAGCGAAATAAGTGCGAGCGGCACCACGCAACCCCCTGCCAGACCTTGTACAGGGTAGTTCTTGATGGCGGGGGCGTTTGAGACATTGCCAGAAGCAAGCCGTTTAACATCTGGAAAAGAAAATTGCTGACCAGTATGCAACCTAACACAATTATGCGTAACAGCCTCAGTTTGTAAAGCCTGATGCCATTTCCCAAGGGATGGGTACTTTTCCACAAAGGCTTTATAGTACTGGACTTCATTGGGTGTACCAGACGTGCCCCCGTAAAGAGGCTTGAATGTATGAGCCTTTGCTGCAGTTCTTTCATCCTTCGTGACATCAGCCTCGGGTTTTTGGAAAATAACCGACGCAGTATATTTGTGAACATCGACACCCTCCATGATGTCTGTCTTCATTTTCTCATCGCCACATAGCTGTGCTGCAACACGAAACTCTAGCTGACTATAGTCAGCCTGTAGGATGGAGCCGCCCTCAAAGCGGGATATAACAACAGCACGAACTGGAAAGGTATTGCCACGAGGCTGGTTCTGAAAGTTAGGGTCTGAGGAAGACAGCCTAGTTGTCCGTGTAACGCACTGATTAAATTTAGGGTGTAGGATACCATTTTGCTTAACATTGCGCGCTATGCCCCCTACAAAGCTGTTTAAATACACATCTACAGCGTTCAGTCGGATTGAGGACTTTAAGAACTCTACAGCTTCATGGTTACCCTTGTGAACCGCAGAATTGAGTAATCGAACCAACGTCGTTTTATCTGTAGCGAATCCGCTGGCAGATACATCCATGATACCGCTGGGATTCATTGTGAGTCCGCCGATTTTAGGCAACGGTGCTTGAATAAACCCATCACCACCACATGATTTGCAGCGTGTAGCATTTTTCCAACGGCTACCATCTTTCTTTATTTTATAGAACTCGCCTTTACCTTTACAGTTGCCGCATTGTTCAGCGCGAGTCTTGTGAACTCTGGTTGTAAGCTCACGAACCTTCTTAGCAAACTGTGAAGGGTGCATGTGGGGGCGTAACAAAGGCTTGCCCTTTTCGTTTAACCCTATATTAAATGTCTCCGCCCATTTCTTTTTATCAAGCACACGGCGTGAGTAGATGAGCTGGCTAAGTTGCTCAGGTGATGCAAAGTTAATTAAACGGTCGCCCATCACAGAGTGACATATATCTTCCATGTCAATTCGCAATTTACTGCGCTCAATCTGGTAGTCAGACCTAACTTTGTGAAGTTGTTTAAAATCAATTTTGATACCGTTACGCTCTATACTAGCAAGTATAAGTAAGAATTTATTCATTAAATTCAAATGCTTACGCATAGCAGAGTTGCTGTCAAGTGAATACAACTCTTGCTGGGCATGGTATAATTCATGCGTAGATACTATATCTGCTAACCCGTACTCTTCTACAATGTCCATCGGCATCTGGTCAAAACCTATACCATTGTGAAGATACTCATTAACTAATTCGCCCTTTTTAAGTGATACCTTACGTCGCTCACAGCTGTCGGCTAAACTTATGCCACGCTTTTGGCCACGTAGCAGTAAATACTCGCCAATCATTGTATCATAGACTTCCCCATCATATACAAAGCCAGCTTCCCACAACCATACTAAGTCAAACTTTATGTTGTGACCTATCAACAGCTTTGTATTATTAAGAACGTTCTGAATTTTTGTGAACGAGTCGCGGCTATTAATGGTTCCATCGACATGATAAAACCAGCATATAGCAGGTTCATTGCCTTTAGTAGCATATTGAACAGAAACTAATTTATTATCACTATTGAACGGACTAGGGTCAGTGCGCCGTGTCTCAGGGTCTTTTTGAAAGGTTGTTTCTACGTCTAATACTGTAATCATGCTGTATACCTACTTGTTTCAGTTTCCAGGTTACATACAATATTACCATGAAATCCAGTAAGCTTGTTTTTAGATATTGTCAAATAACGACGGTTGTCATTGTTATCTGTTATGTCTGATTTACCAATTCCAATTATGAGGTCAGCTTCTGCAGCTTTGCCTGTCTTACTATTTTCCATCATAGCATAGGTAACGTTAGTCTTGTTCTCTGCATCAGCAGATGCTTGACTGATACCAATACCAAACAAATCATGACGCTTACAAATCTCACGAAACTTTAAATATATCTGACGAAGCTTTTCATCTGTACGAGCAAACGTTCCAGCAACATCAATTTTGTCAAGTTGGTCAATAATAAGTATATCAGGTTTTTTTGTTGCACAATACTTGTCTAGCCATTCAATACTGGCATCCACTTTATCTAGCATAATCAAGTTTGGGCCAATCTCAGTGAATTTCTGGCAAGCATTTTGCTTATTCATATATACTTGCTCACGGCTATAACCTGTGTACGCCATCACAGAGCGTAGCATGGTGCGTATAGCTGGTTCTTCATTAGTAATAATGTGAACGTCGGCACCTTGTGAACAAAACCCATTAGGAGATGCTGCAAGTGATACATAGAAAGCCGTCTTACCAATCTCAGGACGAGCAAAGGCAATCATAAACTCACCGCCCTTACCGCCTCTCACAGTTTTAGCAAGACTTGGAATGTTGAATTCCCAACAGTTTTCGTTGGCTGTGTACTCTAGTAATTCTTCGACGCTTGTAGTCACAGGCTCTACTTCATCATCAGGTACAAATCCATC